AAAAACCCAATCCATCAAGGGATACATTAAGATGATAGATGATTTAGAACACATGATAGATTTAGCATACGTAGATCATTTAAAATTAAATAATAAAACCCAGAATAAGCGCAAGCATCCAAGTCGGGCCGAATTTGGCGAGATATTTAAACAAACATATTTATGGATTCTGACTATTCAGGAGATAACAAAAGCTGAAAATAAGAAGGAGGTTTTGAATCTTGGAACTGAAAACAAAATATCAAACCCAGACCTATAGCACAAAACAAGTCCGCTGGATGCTGGAAAATTATCTATCACTAGCAGATGGTAAAATGCCAAATGATGGACTGTCTGATCCTGATTACGGTTGTAATATTAATAAATCCAGAAATCTCAACGCTCCGTTCGTTAAACCGGCTCAAATGAAAGCCGATCTTGACCGGGCAATTAAACAATTAACTTCCATGCAAAAATCAATCATTACCACCCTGGATATAGCTGGTTTTTCTTATGGTGAAGTAGGCTACTGGTGGAATCGTAGTTATTTTGAAATAATGGCTATTGAAGAATATTCTATTCGGTGTATTAAGCGATATTTAAATGGTGATATTTTACATAATGATATAAAATCCTCAAAAAAGTAAAATATTACAAGAATCAGATGAAAATTATTAAAAACAGGCAATTTTAGGGGTAATAACATTTCATAAATTTGAGGCTAAATTAGCCTCGGTGATTTTATTTGACATATGTGGTATAATAAGAGAAATAGAAGTCCGTCTTATAGCCGCTCAGAAATGGGCGGTTTTTGGTTAATAAAAAGCCGGATTGGTTACCGGCTCTGTGGATTGCCAGATATATTTTACTTTATCACCGCGCCGTCCGGCGCCAAATCTTGCGCGGCGTTTTTTGCAAGTTTTACGCGGCACCAGGAGTTAATCGACCGCCCGTCTTTTTTGGCGGCCTCCTGGATAAGTTTAAATTCAAGGTCTGTAAGTCTGAGGTTATAAAATTTTGGTTTCATATTATCCCCTTTCCGGTCTTAAGCAGAGACCGGCAGAGCTTTGGATTATTTATTCAGGTCTGGTTTCCCAATCTGATCCATATGCAAGGCTCGCTAAATATGTTTTATCCTCATGAGTAAGGCATTCGGAAAAACCGAGTGATGAACCCCTAAAAAAAAGAATCTCTTTCCCATTTTGGCGGATGCTAATGCTTTTTAAATTACCATCATATCCTTCCCTAGCCGTCCTTCCGTTCCCTAATTTAATGTAATTTCCGTGTCTCTTGACACGGTCGAGATTTACTTTTAGTTTATTCATTTCCGTTTTATTCATTTCTCGTCTCCTATTTTTATTCGCCGGATTGGCTCCGGATAACCCTGTGGGATTTAGTTAAATTTCAACTACCCTGAATTCAGATTCTTCGCTATCAAATATTCTAGCCATTTCTGGAATAGCCTCTTCTGCTTGCTCTTCGGTCTCAAATTCGTTTGGTTGACCTACTGCATCATCTACCCAGTTGTTGTCTATTAAGGTTTCAATTTTATACATTTCCGTTTCTCCTCTCTCTTTATTTGATACTATAATCATACCATAATAATACAAATATGTCAATACCCAAATTAAAATTGTGATGTTTTGTTCTAATCTGTTCTAAAAGGAAAATCGATGTCAAACATGTCTCGTTATTTAGCAGTCCTGAATAAAATCCGAAAAGAGCGTGGGGAATATTGCGAGGCTTGCGGAATACCCGCAACTCACGGTCATCATATCATCCCGGTTTCGGAAACCTCAATAGCATCTGAATTGGTTTACGAACCGGCTAATATATTAATACTCTGTGACGATGATCATGCTTTAATGCACTCCCGGGCTTTTATAAGGAATATTACCGATACCTGGAGAGGCGCCAGAGTAAGAAGAGGACAAGCCTTAAATGGTTAAACGACCTAGATGCGCTGACAAAGCACCGGATATCAATCAATCAAAAGAACTGCTTAAAAAGCTATTAGCGATAGAACTCGACCGGCTGGATACGGCGGTTAAAATTGAGAAGGAAAGGAAAATCGTATTCCCTGAGACGACGATTATCATCCATGATATTGAAAAGTTGAATGAGGCGATAAATGATGAACCTCAGACAACTAGCAAGCGAAAAAAATTTAGCAATCAGGAATTAATAGATTTACATAATAAGAGTTAAATTATGCCTCCATTAAAATTACAAAAACAAGAAAAATTTTGCTTATTCTATTTTTCCACTGGAAATGCTACTGAGGCTGCAAAATTAGCTAAATATTCACCTCATACCGCTGCGGTCATGGGAAATGAAAACCTTAAAAAACCTAACATCATTGCTAGAATAACCGAACTACAACTAAAAGCGGAGTCTGTGAAAATAGCTTCCGTTGTTGAGCGTAAGCAAATCTTAACTGAAATACTCAGGGCCAAATTAACTGATTTTATGGAGTTAGGTAAAGATGGCTCCTGGGTCAATATCGGACCTGAGACAAAAAATAGCAGGGCAATTAAAACGATTCGGTCACGGACTGAATATGACGAGAATGGGGATAGTCCCACAATCTACACAACAGTTGAGTTAACCAGTCCAATCGAGGCCATTAAAGAGCTGAATAAAATGGAGAGAATCTATGACGATTCGACCAAAGTTAATGTTAGTATAGATCAACGCCAATTAAATATTTATGATCTGTCATCACTATCCGATCAGGAGTTGGATAACCTTGAACAAATTGTTAGAAAAGTCACTCCCATCTCTATCTCAGATTCAAGTGGAACGGAAACGCCGTGAGCAATCCGATATTGTTAAATGGGCTGAATCTAATTTTTACATTAAAGAAACCTCGCAACCAATTAAGTTCTACAACCACCAGGCGGCGGTTTTAAGATACGCCTTTAAGCGAGATGTAAAGGGCAATTTCAGATTCCAGACGTTTATATATTCCACTCCCAAAAAGTCCGGAAAAACTACTATCGCGGGTGTCGCTGTCAGGTGGGCGGCTGAGACCTGGGGGAAGTTTAACGAGATATACTGCATCGGTAATGACCTGGAACAAGCTAAAGAGAGATCATTTAAGGCTGTTAAAACCAGTATAGAACTCGACCCTCTATTCGATAGGCAGCATAATCAATTGCCGGATAAATGGTCGCTGGCTGCTGAGTCCATGACGTGCAGGGCAACAGGTTCAAAAATAAAAGCCATCGCCGCCGATTACCGGGGTGAAGCCGGTTCCAATCCTGCCCTATCGGTCTGGACTGAACTTTGGGGCTATATCCACGAGGATGCGGTTAGATTCTGGGCTGAAATGGCGCCGTCACCAATCGTTAAAAACTCCATGAGAATGATTGAGACTTATGCCGGTTTTGAGGGCGAATCAGAACTTCTCTGGGGATTATATCAATCCGGAGTGTTGGAAGGTAGACAATTAACCGCCGGTGAAATTGGGCTGGATGCTTTTGAAGAGTCTCCCAATCTAGATGATAAGGTACCATGTTATGTAAACGAGGCGGCCGGCATCTTTGCTTACTGGGATGACGGAGATCAAGCTCACCGGATGCCCTGGCAGCGCGGAGAAGAAGGAAAACGCTATTACGCATCAGAATCCGCAACCCAGACACCCAACCAAATGTCGCGCTTACATGGCAACAAATGGGTAAGCGCCGAATCATCGTTTGTACCCATTGAGTGGTGGGACGCTTGTTTGAATCCATTACCTCTCAAAGTGGGAGAGAAAACACCTTTAGTAATTGGCCTGGATGCTGCGGTCAGTGGAGATTGTTTTGCTTTGATGGTTGTCTCCCGGGATCCTCTTAATCCAAAACAAGGCATTGCGGTCAGGGCATGCAGAGTCTGGACACCTCCAAAAGGCGGCAAGATCGATTTCGTCGGGCCGGAAGAAGCGGTCAAGGAATTTTGCAGGCTCTATAATGTGATCGAATGCTGTTATGACCCTTATCAACTCTATGATATGGGGACACGGTTAACCAAGGCCGGCATATGCTGGATGAACTCATTCGATCAGGGAAACAAGCGTATGGAAGCTGACAAAGGTCTTTATGATCTTATTTTACAGAAACGAATCAGGCATGATGGCAATGTTGATCTTAGAGAACATATAGCGAACGCCAACGCCAAACAATCAACGGACGCTGACACCAAAATGAGGATTGTTAAAAAGGCCGAAAGCCGGAAAATTGATCTTTGTGTAGCCTTGAGTATGGCGAGTTTTGAATGTCTCAGACTCTCAATATAACCGTTAAAGGAAAACCAATGCCAAATGAAATTGATATAACTAAATCAGTACAGGTTAAACCCCAATACGAGGAATTACCCCGATCGAGTTTTGTACTTCAATTGGCTACTATTGCGGATGACATTACGGCTTGGGGTAACAATCCTCATTACAGGGATATTCAACTCCGTAATTTTTGGCCCACCGAACCTTATCTTGCATCCGCTATTTATACCATTGTCGGACGCAATGCGGCTTTTAATTGGACGCTGGATGGACCTCCCCGGACGGTCAAGGTCATTCAAAACATGCTGCACAATGCCGATCTTGGACGGGGTTGGTTATCATTTATTACCAAACTTTCAATCGACCTTTTCACGTGCGATAACGGAGCTTTTATTGAAGTTATTCGGGACGGGATTTCAGAGACTTCACCGGTAATCGGTGTAGCTAATCTTGACTCAGGGCGTTGCCGGAGGACGGGAGTCCCGGATTGGCCTGTAGTTTATACCGATAGAAACGGTGCTGAGCATAAAATGCTTCCTTGGCAAATTATAACCGTTGAGGAATTTCCGAGTCCGATTGAGACCATGAATAATGTCCAGATTTGTGCGGTCTCCCGTGTACTGCGCATGGCTCAATTGTTGAGAGATATTTCGGTTTATAAAAGAGAAAAAGTCACCGGCAATAATACAAAAGCTATTCACCTTGTTTCGGGCGTGCGGACTCAAGAAATTGAAGACGCAATGAAGGCTCACAATGAAGAGCAATTGG